CCTCGAGCGCCTGCTTGTCACCATATAGATCAGGGCGCAGTTTTGACAGGAGCCACATAAGCGCGCGCGTATCATCCTTGCGCATAGCAGCTCCCCTGAGCTCTGCCATAATTGAGCCCTCGGCTGCGTGTCGTGCGTCCTCGACCTCTGCTTTAAAGTCGTCGTGCTTGCTCATCCAATCATACACAGTTTTACGCACGAGCCCGGCACCGACTGAGGCCGCCTCGATGCTGTGGCCCTCCTCGAGCAGTCCCAGGAATTGCTCGACTTTCTTCTGCCATTTCGGAGCTTTGGGGCCGGTGGTCGCGCGCGCGTTTGGCACCTTTGAGATATTATTACCAGACTCACGAGCTGCGAGCCCTTTGAGGTCATCTTTACTCATCAACTATCTCCCTCAAGATTAACCTTAGCGCTCGGTTGGCGCTGTGGCAGGTGTTCTTGTTTAGACCAAGGTGCTCGGCTCGTGCGTTTACTGTTATGTCGTCAAAATCGAGATAGGTTTCAGCAAGCGCGAGCTGTGTTGGTGTCGTGCATCGCCTGATCATCTCAGCCTTGAGCGTTGCCTTGTCTAGCTCCCAGTCAATATGCGAGAGCTCATCAGGTGCAGCTAAGTGCTCGCGCTCGAGCATCGTCGTGACATAATCATAATCGATGCGACGATGGTTGCGCACATGATTAAGCGCGCGCCTCATCATGGTCGATGTGATCGCAGCGTCAAAGTTTTGAGTGAGATCGATGAGCTTGACGCCTCGATCAAGCATATACAGCACAGTCTCTGAGTAAACGTCTTTTGCGTCGTCGACTGTGAGCCCTACGCGACGCATCGCTACTGAGATTAAGAATCGTTGCAGATCAGCTAAGCGCTCGCCCATAATCTGCGCGCGCTGTCTTTCGTCGGTTGTATTCATTCGTTACTCGCTTATGTTAAGGCCATCTACCCTCACCCCAGGATGCGTCGCCCTGGTTGCCGATCGGGTTCCTCTCTGGCTTTGGGCCTACAAACTCCCAAGTGTCGATGATCACGTCAAGGTCTTGCACCTTGCGACCCTCGCGCTCGTATTGATTTGTTTTGATCTTGCCGGTGATCGCGATGAGCGAGCCAACCTGCACATGCTCGAGTATGCTTGAGCCTGTCTTGTTAAAGGCGACGCATGAAAACCACATCGTGCTTTTCTCGCCACCTTTGAGGCGCTGATTTACTGCGAGCGAGAATGAGGCGATGTCTTTATTCTGCCCTCGAGCCTCGGGTGCTTTTCCTACGTTGCCAATGAGCCAAACTCGGTTCATATTAATCTCCATTCGTGATAAGCGAACGAGGCGAGCGCGCCACCAAACGCGCCCGCCTCCCTCATGACCGCCCTTATTAACACGAGAGGATCGTAAATGATATATGAAAGAATTGCAACACAGTCGGGCTCGGTGCAGCTCGTCGACGTGATGGGGTCGCCTTTGAGCGTAGTGAACAGCGCTCGGGTCTCGATGGGCAAGCAGGTTGATCAGATGAGCGAGGGTGACTGGCGCTTGATCGATTATCTTTGGTCGCACGAGCACACGTCGCCCTTTCGTCATGTGCAGTTTCAGTTTCACCTTAAAGCGCCTGTTTTTGTGCTCAGGCAGTGGATGAAACATCAGGTGGGGTGCGCATGGAATGAAATCTCGGGCAGGTATGTTCAGTTTGATCATGAGGCTTGGAGCCCTGACGCATGGCGAGCGCAAGCCGACAAGATCAAGCAAGGCTCAGCCGGGCCTATGGCTGAGGATGATGCCCTTCGAGCCCAGATGATTTACGATCGAGCAATCGAGGCGAGCTTTAAGGCATATGAAGAGCTCTTGAGCGCAGGTGTCTGTAAAGAGCAGGCGCGCGCCTGTCTGCCCCTGTCACTGATGAGCGAGTGCTTTTGGTCTTGTAGCCTGCACGCGCTCATACACTTTCTCAAGCTGCGTCTCGACCATCACGCGCAGCTTGAAATCAGATGCTTTGCTGAGGCAGTGCGCGAGTCGGTGTCAGCTGTTGAGGGTATGCCTAGGCTCTTGAGTATCGCGCTTGCTTAGCGCCACCCATTACCGGTAGAGCCTGCACGACGATCGGGGCCGACCATGCGCACCGGTCGCCCGAACATCTGAGCGAGTCGGCTCTCGGCTGCTGTGTTGCGATCGCATAGATCATCGAGGATCTGTTTAGGCACGAGGTTGCTCGTCATCACGATCGAGAGCTTCTTAGCCGACCAACGATCATACATTGCGCTGATCATCTCGAGCACCTGCGCCTTGTACCATGCCGACCAGTGACCACCGCCACCCATACCGCCAAGCTCATCGAGGCAGAGCAGGTCGACGCGCTCAAGCATCTCGTGAAAGTCGATGCGCTTGTCTCTGTTAAAGCTCGCTCTGAGGTCGAGCATGTATCCCTCGTGAGTGAGGAATAGTGCGCGCTTGCCGGCAAAGCACGCATGCTTGCCTAGTACATGTAGCATGTAGCTCTTGCCGTTGCCTGGCTTGCCGTACATCATCACGCAAGGTCGATCGATCGGATCAGTGCGCCCATGTAACCAGTCGAGCACAGCACCGACGCGCTCGGCCTGCTCTGGTGTATCCCACTCATAATCGCTCAAGAGATGCTTGTGAGCGACAAAGGGCAGGCGAGCTCGCTCGAGATGCTTGAGCTTCTGCCTGAGCGGGTGACAAGTCGGGCAACGTTTGGCGATGCGCGCCTGTCCGGGCTCGCCCTCAACACTGATCCAACCCTGCTCGCACTCGTCGCAGTATGGCAGAGGCGTCGTCGTTAAGATGCCTGAGCTGCTTACCCACTCGCTCGCAGGAAAGTTTTCTGCATTGATCTCTCTATAGTTTACCATCCATTCGTCGCTTTCGTCGTGTGATCGGTGCCGGTTGCCCAAGCTCGATCGATCTCTTTCATTCGTTGTTGTTGCTCTGTTGTGACTGTGTAGACGTTGCTCGCCTTGGGAGGCGCTGCGGGTGTCGAGATGCTTGGGAGGTGTCCCGAAGCTTGAAGCGTCACCCAGTCGATCGCGCTTTGTGGTGCGATGAGCTCCTGAGTCATCTTGTTAAATAACTCATCACCGATCAAGAGCGCATCGCGCACATCATAGCGTTTGTGGTGCTTGACCTGTCGGTGCACCTCTTGCCGGTACGCGAGGCGATCATCAATGCGCGACACATACCAAAGGCCATCGCGCAGCTCTTCAGTGATCGGCTCAGGCTCGTGCTTATCCCACGCATCATCCCAAGCGCGCTCGAGCGTCTTGTCAGTCGGCTCTTGATCTGAGCAGATTAGTTTTGAGTGTGGGTATGTATGTGGTCGATCGTTGGGCACATGTTGCTTGCATCGATCACACCAGATAGACCCCCTCTCATATTCCCAATAGAGCTCGCTCGGCTCCTCGCGCGCCTCTGGCTCTTGCTCTACCTCTGTATTGAGAGAAGATTGATCTATATTGATATTATATTGATCTATATTGTTATTGGGTGACTTTCTGTCACTACCCTTTGGACTTTCTGTCACTACCCGTGGTGACTTTCTGTCACTACCCTTTGGACTTTCTGTCACTATGGGTGGTGACTTTCTGTCACTATCCTCATGTGTATCATGGTGACTTTCTGTCACTATGGGTGGTGACTTTCTGTCACTATCCTCATGTGTATCATGGTGACTTTCTGTCACTACCTGTGGTGACTTTCTGTCACCGGTGTCATTTTGGGTATGGTGACTTTCTGTCACCATGGGTGGTGACTTTCTGTCACTAATCTTTGTGATGTTGATGGTGATGCTTGCCTTATGGTGTAGCCCGGTCTCTCGCCTCATCAGCTCGCGCTCGATGTAGCCCAGCTCGGCAAGGGTTTGCAGGCTGCGCTTGATATTGCGAGCGCTCATGCTTGTACCTTGCTTCACATCGTTAGTGCTCACTTGGCCTTTCCATGTAGCCCAGTCAACACGAGTCAGCAGGTAAAGCATGATCACCTTTTGTGCAGCTGTAAGATCATCGACTGCCATGATTGACAGGCGAGCAGTCATCTCTTTCATGTGAGCTCCTTGGTGCTAGGGTGTGCATACCTTATACTTATGAATTGTCCTCTCGTCAACACTCAGTCATCTTTCTTTCAAAATCCACTTGACACCAAATAACAAGTCAGTTATCAAAAGATATGTAATCAATCAAAAGGAGGTCAAGTCATGACCCTCAAGTCTCAGCTTCAAGCTGATCTCAAGTTCAACAGATACACTCTCTCCGACCTAGCCAAGGAAGCTGGTCACACCAAGAATCACGTCTATGCGATTCTTAATGGAAAGACTGAGCCCACCCTTAAGGCAGCGATTTGCCTGAGCTATGCAGCCAATCGCCTTACAGACAAGACCTATACGCCAGACATGTTCTTTACCATCACACAGGAGCTCGACAAATGAGCATGACCATTCTCATCGCATCCCTCATCGCCCTCGCCTTTGGTCTCGCTGGGCTCATCGCTGACAGGCTGACCAAGCCTACACCAGAGCCCGAGCGCAAGCCTGAGCCCTTCACCTCTCGACAATTCAAGGCCGATGAGATCGCATACCTTGTGCACCAGATTGCCATACACGACGCGATTCACCCGATCAACCCTGCCAACTACCACGACTCGACACAGCACAGCATCGAGCGCTGGGTTAGCGAGCGCACCGGCCGTCGCTTTCAGATGACAAGCAAAGACTGGTTCCACATCGCTCGAGCTTGGTACGTCTCGCGCGACCAAGGTCTATACGCTCGCTGTGATGAGCTTAAGCAACGACTCTCGAACATCTAAACAACCCCAACGAATGGAGCAAGACATATGAGCATCTACACACCAAAGACTCTCGACCAAGCCAAAGAGATCGCTTCTCTTATCTCTGACAACCCTCGCGACTGCCTGCGCTTACATGCTGCCTTTGGCGCTCACTTTGCCGGTGATATGGCAGTAACTCAGAACAACGCATACATGCTCAAAGGCAAGCCGAGCTTGAACGCAGACGCGATGTCAGGCGTCGTGCGTCGCTCAGGTCTCTGTCGCTATATGGTGATCACGAGCTGGGATGATACCCACTGTACATATGAGTGTGCGCGCACCGATGAGCCCGAGGCGATCAAGCATGTGTTCACCTATACGATGCAGATGGCAAAGGCGCAGGGCTTAACCCGGAATCGGAACTGGCAACAAATGCCACAACAGATGCTCAGAGCTCGTGCGCTCACGATGATGCTGCGCGCTGTGTATCCCGATGCAGTCTCAGGCATGTACAGCCCAGACGAGATCGCAGATAACATGAGCATGAATGATGATGAGCGCGCGCAGATCAGTGCCGACTCACTAGGTGAGGAGCTCCGCACACCGACCAGGCAACCAAGCGCAGCACCGAGGCCGAGCGCGCCACCCAAGCAACACAAGGCCATCGAGCACAGCGCGCCACCGGTCGACGACGAAGAGGTGCAGGCACTACAGCAGGTTGCTCGTGAGCTGTATGAGGTCTCGCAGATCGGTGATCTTGACGAGGAGACAGGCGAGGTAAGCGATCACGCTTGGGAGAATCAAGACGACGTACAGCAGATCATCACGCGAGGGCAGAGCGTGAAAACTAAAGCTGATCTCGAGGTGTTTGTCTGTGGACTCTGGGCGCTCGCCAACAAACCCAACAACGCAACGCCAGACGCGATCGACGAGCTACACAAGCGAGCAGTCAAGCTCGGTATCTCTGACGCTCGACTCGGCATCTTCTGATCAATCAACCCTTAATCGTGGTGGGGCATACGACATCACCCCATACGAATGGAGTAAGCTATGAAGATCAAGCTTAAACCTTTAAAGGATCACAACCCGATCGCAACCCTACACAGGTCAAGCGAGAATCACCTGCCGATGCAACACCTGCGCGAGCTCGTGCAAAACTCGATCGAGGCTGGTGCAAAGAAAATTAGGATCTATGAAGAGCCTCAGTTTATCGCGCAAGGCATACGCAAGCTCGCGATCTGTGATGATGGGCCGGGCATGAGCCCGGCAGAGATGCAGGACTATCTCACAGTATTTAATCGCAGCTCTAAGTCTACCGGGCTCGATGTGCATGGTAATTTTGGTTGGGGCGCTCGTGTATCGACGATGCGCGATAATCCGCATGGTGTGGTTTATATCTCATACTCTGAGGCTGAGCCCAGAGGGTGTGTCGTCTGCTATTCTCAGAGCTGCCTTGTTGAGTGGCCTGAGCTTGAGCCCATCGAGGGTACATCGAGCGTCTATCGGCTTGATGATCTCGCGCGAGTCTCACCCGATGGCGTGCTCGGCTGTAAGTTTTGGGAATGTGTCAACACATCGACGATCAAGAGCACAGGCATGATCGTGCTCTTGCTTGGAGAGGATCACGAGGCATCGAGTTGCGTCGATCTTAATGGTGCAGAGATCACACTAAGTAAAACACTACAGTACTTTAACGATCGCTATGATCTTCTACCAGATGGTGTTTCACTCTCTGTTAACTTTAGAAGTAACTCATATATCGCGCATGGGCTCTCCTCTATCTTAGAAAGATTTATGGAAAGCTATGAGGTTGTTGAGCATCGAGGCTTTACAGTCGAGGTTTATATTACCAAGACAAGACGAGAGCTTAAAGCAGATGAGGCCGCTCGAGGTAATGTCAGCCATAATGTGAACGAGGGTCATGTGTTCGGATTCACAGACTATCAGTACGAGGGTGGATGGTATGCACTTGAGTACAAAGGCGAGCTCTACCGGAACGAAAAGCCCAGCTTTGACGTCGCGCGCTCCTGGGGCATCTACGATTCAACAGTGATCCCCAAGGTCAAGCTCGTCGTGCATCCTCCTCATGCTGAGATGTACAAGAATGGCAACGTCAAGACGCCCGGTGTGATGCCTAACCCTGAGCGCTCTGCCCTCATCTGGCGTCATAAGAAAGGCAGCGAGGCTCGCGACAACTTGATCCCACTCGATGAGATCAAAGAGTATTTCAGCAAGAATCACCCGCCTAAGCTCAAAGAACTGCTTGATCGCGCATATGATGAGGCGCGCAACAAGATCAGCAAGATCGATCTCAAGTCAGAGAAGGATAAGATGCGCGACTTTTGGCAGATGGTATATAAGCCGACCTCGCGCGTTAACCCGAACAAAGAGGGCGATGCGCCATACAGCAAGCCAAAGCCAGCAAGCCGAGCAAAGCCAAAGCCTCAGCCTGAGCCAAGACCAGAGCCAAACCCATCACCAGAGCCACAACTTAAGACGCTCGACCCGACAGGCGAGTATACAGGCGAGCTCGTTGAATCAGATGGCGAGGTGAGAGGTGATGTGCATTTCATCGCAGAGGCGCACAGCAAGTACACGATCTATAAAGAGCTGCTCGCAAGTGAGGCATCCAACAAGTATTACCCTCTGTTCTTTGAGCATCACCCGAGCAAGAACGCCTTTGTTTGCTGGGTACTCAAAGAGCACGACATCTTTGCTCGCATGGTAAAGTATTTCACCAAGCTATACGACAAAGAGGCAAAGCGCATCGGCATGAATAAAGATCAGCTCGAGCGCGAGGTATGGTCAACTCTTGAGCAGATATATGAGGGTCACATTATTATGATGGGGCTCGGCATCGTGAACAGCTACAACAAGAGAGAGCTCGCAAAACGAGAGTTTAATGTCGTGACCCAGAGGCCACCAATGCTTTTATTCTTAAAGTCGCTCGACTCGATCGTGCTTGATCAAACGACTAAGGACATAGGCAAGGCGCTCAAGATCAAAGCGCGCAGGAGCTCTTGACCTAGCGCTCGACCTCTGCCATAAAGAGAGCCTCCTTGAATGGAGCTGCCTTTGGCGAGGCAACTTTATGACCCTTAAGCACAACCCCTTTAATGAGGGGGGGGCTCAGTGTTTAAGGGTTTCTTATTAGCAGGCGAGCGCTCCATACGCGATCACAGCGACGAGGGCAAAGGCCCAAGCGTTGTCGCCAATAGAGCTCGCGATCTCGTCTGCAAAGTAGCTGAGCAGGCAGACGAGGATCAAGACGAGGGTCGAGTGCATTACAGAGTGATGGTGCATTGTCCTGCTGAGCATGCCGGCTCGAGCTGCGCGTCAAAGTAGTCTGAGTCGAGGTGTTGAAGGTCTACACCTGACCAGTCGACTTGCGCAAGCTTTAACCAGAGCGCCTCTGCCTCTGTACCCTCCTCTACTGTTTGGTAGGGCGCATTGTTATATGCCGAGTCGCCAAACCAACCGAGGAGCGCGACGCCTCTGAGCTCGCCTCTCGCCTCCCATAAGAAATTAGCTACATCATCCCACTCGTGATCCTTCACCGTGCAGGTGTTGCTCACGTTGTGGGTCAAGCCCTCGACCCTGGTCTGCTTTGAGCCCGGCAAGACCCAGTGCTGATACACGAGGCGCACGCGCTCAAGATGTGCGAGCGCTGAATCATCCTCACGAGTCAATGCGCCCTCTGGTGCTGAGCAGGCAAACGCGACGACCCCAGTGTGCTCATCGATGCTCGTGCAGGCGTCTGGCACCTTGCGCTCGAGCTCTGCCCATACCGGATTCACCTTAGCGATCCGCATGCGCCTGACATAGCGTCGCGCATGGAAAGGGTGCACACCGGCAGACGTACCAGCGACCGTCGATGTGTTGCCCGATGGCTTGACTGTAGTCACACGCGAGGCAGGCTTGATGCCGATCGCCTTTGCTGTCTTAGCGTTGGTCTCGATACAGACGCGCGCACCCTCCTCGAGCAGCTCAGGGTCAAACATGAGATCAGGAGCTGCGCACATGCCGGTAATGCTGACACCAAGCAACGCCTCTTGCTGTAAGATGACCTTAGTAACGAGCAGCAAGTACCCTTGATGTGTATAGCCTGCCTGCAAGGTGCCGATGTGCGCAGCTGCCTCGCACGCCTCTAAGAACTGCTCGCGCGTCTCGATCTTGGCTGCGTTGATCTCGGTCAAGTTACATACGGCCCAACCAGAGACCCACTCATAGCCGAGGCGCTCAAAGTGCTCACGACGCTCGAGCAGGTCAAGCGTGATCTCTGTCACCTGATTGCCCTTGTTGTCTGTAATGACGTAGGGAAAGAGACCAATTTCTGCGCATGGGTTCGTGCCGTGATGCTCGTTAGCGCACCACATCACACCGGGCTCACCCCACTGCTTAGCGAGCTGCACGATCTGATCGACTGTTGATCGGTCGGCATCGGTGATCGAGAGCCCTGCGCTGATATTCGCGTATGCTCGTGCAGGGTGATCAATGTACCAGTCGCCTGTCTTGCTCTCGAGCATCAGGTGGTCATCCTCGTCAAAGATCGCGATTGAGGCAGAGCGACGCACGCCACCTGACAGCACTGCCTCGCTCAAGAGCATCATGACATCGAAGCAGTCGATTGAGCGCAGGCGAGGCATCTTGGTCAGGCATAGCCTGCTCAGCATCTTGTCGATTTGCTCAAGTGCTTTCGCGAGAGGCTTGTGCCCTGGTGCGAATCCTCCTGAGCTGATCGGTGCGCCCTTGGCTCGGATCAGTGAGAAGTCAAAGCGCCAGTCTATATAGTCCTCATAATATCCTCGATGCAGATAGCTCTCGATGAGCATGTTGACCGCTGTCGCCCATCCCTCGATCGAGTCGCTGATCGTATGCACACGACGCTCGCGCCTGATCATCTCGCTCGGTGTCAGCAGACGAGGCAAGCGCGCGATGTCCTTTTGCCTGAGAGAGAAGCCGGTGCCACAGCCTGAGAGCAGGAGCCAGAAAGCCTCGCTAAAGAATCGAGGACGATCGCAAGGCGAGTATGTGCAGTTGTAGATGCGCATGTTGTTGCGCTCGATCGGTCGCCCTCCAAACTGTGTCGAGCGCTGCGATGGGAACACACGTTGCTGTCTCACGAGCTTGAACGCGCTCATCGTCTGCCCGACGACTTGAGGGTAGCGTTTAAGGTGCATCGCCTCGACTCGCGATACTGCGTGATCCCATAACTCTCGACCACCACCACCGACCAAGGGTCGAGCATACTGCGCACTAAAGGCGACGCGCCCTAGTAGTTCATTCTGCATAATACCTCTGGGCCATCGGCCCCGGTTAAAGTCAGCGACTGATCAGATAAACAGCCGTGACGCCTGTTGAGAGGGCGAGCGCGAAAGTCGCACCACGCCACCACCAAAGATCATCGCGAGCGAGATCGCGTTGCTTGAACGCCTCTTTGATCTCACCTTTGAGAAGCTCCTGCTCTTCAAGGTATGTCTTGTGTACCTCACGATGAGCTTTCTGCACTTGTGCGAGCTGATCAACAAAGCTCGCCTTTAGGCGTTTCATGCGATCCTCCCAGTAGACTTTCGCATGTAGCTGATCGCCCTGAAGCTGTGCAAAGTCCTCGAGCTTCAAACAAAACTCATCGCTCGGCTCAAGATAGCGCGCCTCAAGTGTCTCGCCTGTGGTGAGAGTAAGAGGCTCGCTTATATCAATCGCGAGAGGCGCTGCCGATGTCGCGAGAATCGTTAGGCTTAAGAGGATATGGATCATGGGTCAGCTCGCAGATCTTGCATCTGAGTCGCTTATACTCTGCCAGCTTGCCCTCGCAAAGCTTGCGCTCAGTCAGGCGCTCATCTTCACACCGATCGACGACAGGCGTCAAGAGCTTCTGCTCGCAGATGTGTAGCTGCTCGATCGCATCTTCAAGTGAAGCCTCGCAAGTCTCGCACTCTACATCGACGAGCGACGTGCCAAGATACGCACCGACACCGAGCAAGATCATACTCCAAACGATCACGATCACGACGCTCTGAGGCAGGTTGATGTCACCGGGCAGCTTGATCATTTGGCGGTCTCATACACTGAGAGCATGCGCTCGATGCGCGTGAGCTGTTGCCCTAACGCCTCGAGCTTGACCTCGATCTTTGCCGACTGCACCTCGATCGCCTGAGTGCGCTTATTCAGCGTCTTAGTCTCAGCCTCGAGCGCCATGATCTGAGCCGCCTGTTGATCGCACTTAGTCTGCAAGGTGCCGATGTCGCGCATCGTGATCATCACCCAGCCGAGCACAGGAATGAGGGCGATGGTGATGATATCCTTGATCTTGTCCCAGTTCATTTTAATCTCCTAGCTTGGGAGCTCGATAATTCTGAGGGTTGGCACACCAATAGGCTGATTCGCTATACCTGTGGCAGTACAGCTGTATGAGGTGGTGCCGCTACTTGATTTTATCACGAGCGCCACACTCATAGTCACGCTAATGTCACTATCTAAAATCAACGCGCGCGCCACACGACGACCTTGCAACGCCTCAAATCCATGTGAGGTGTTAATGCAGAGAGACGCGCTTTGGCCTAAATAAGAAGCTGCACCCGTATCATAAAACTGTAACTCCGCTGTGCTGTTCTTACTGCCATTGAGCCCGCCTATGCTCGCCTCTAAGTAGTATGAGGAGCCAGAGGGGAGATTAATGCGGGTGCTTGCTTGGTCGAGCGTCACAGAGGTCACTTGTGTGCCTACTGTTGTCCAGATAATCCTATTTGGCGTGTATGACGTGCTCCGGTTGCTCTGCCTCAGTACATCTACCTTAAATGTCGTCGTCTGTATTTGCTCAGATAAGTAGCTCATGACTGCACCCTAAATCCAAATATACGGGTCTGATCAACCCCGCTCCCCATTGTAGGTGCTGGGCTGATCTGCGTTGCATTATACCGCAAGAACTGGTTCCCTGTTCCTGACTTTGCATAAGTGCCGTCATCGCAGTCATAGGCGTCAGCCTTATTTGTCGCGACTTGGAACCCTCGGCCCTCTGCTTGTGTGTTCAGTTGAAACCTTGTCTGAACCTTGTCTAACTCACCCACAGTGCCGCTTGTCTGCATCTCGCCATATACTAGTGAGGTAGTATCAAGAATGACCCCGCCTGACACATGGCCTGTGATCTCGTGAGGCGTGTCTACCTCAAAGTAGTCCCCCACCTGTACTCCTGTTTGTGCTGACGAGTTGTAGGCCCAAAATAGAGGGGAATTGCTTCCTTGTATAGGTGAGTAGCTCATGATTTTGCCACCTGCACGATAATGATAGAGGTTTCTTTCGTCATAACTGAACCGCTGGTCATGCTCATACACTTGAGAAAGATTGAGCTAAGTGGATTCTTGCTGACATAGACAGCGCTTAATGTGAAGTTGGGCACGTTGGTTGTAGTGCTCGAGCTGTGCCACTCATACACACAGTCAAAGCCCCCATCTGCTGCTGTGATCTCTGTTCCACCTGAGTCAGTAAAGGCGATCCTAAAACTCTCTGTGTTGGCGTTTCGATCAATCTCGATAGAAGCCTGCACATAATAGTCATAGCCTGCTGGTAGAGATATTTCACCTGTAGTGTTGTTGACGGTGACCCCATGACCTGCGTCGGTCGCGCGAACACTAGCTAAGATCAGCGCTGAGCCTGTTGAGACTGACCTGTTGATCCCGCTCGTCAGCTCTATCAATCGCGTAGGCTTTGCGGCTGTGCCTGTAGTCCCTGTGCCTGAAAACAGTTGATACGTCATGGGGAACTCCTGCTTAAATAATAAACCAGTTCGAGCCGTCTGTAATCAGGGTCACAGATGCCTCCTGTGATGCAATCGCAAAAGTAGCGGAGCCGTCAATCGTCTCTGATCCGTTCGGATCAATGGTGAGCGTGTTGGTTGAGCGGTTCTTGATCTGATACTTAAAGCCCGCGCCACAAGTCGCAGCCGCTACTAGGTTGACGTTGATGGCTGCGCTCGGTGTGTAAATGTACACCTCCTCAATCCCAGAGGGTGAGGTCAGCGTTTGATCAGCTGAAGGTGAGGAGACTGTTACGCTAGGAGCTGAGCCACCGCCCCCGCTCTGCGCTGTGGCCTCCCAATCACCTGAGGTGCTATTATATGCGATCACGTCGCCATTATTGGGGCTTGCCGCGCTCACGTCACCAATGTCATTGAGAGCCGCCACACTTGCCGTGATGCCTGTGAGGAGTGAGCCGTCAACAGCTGGGAGCTGAGCAGAGCCGTTGAGCTGGACCACATTCCCCGCGCTCGTCCCTACGTCCTCAGCTGAGGCTGTACCTAGCGTTGGCGTTCCTGTGAGATCAGAATAGGCCCCTGTGGTCGCTACTGTGGCAAGGCTTGGAGTCCCTGTAAGGTCTGAGTAGGCGCCTGTGGTCGCCACTGTGGCGAGCCCTGACACCTCAGAGGCAGCGACCGCGCCTGACTCCCAGTCGCCTGACGTGGAGTTGTATTTGATCACGTTGGTGTCGCTTGGAGCTGCTGCGCTCACATCACCAATGTCATTCAAGGCCGCGACACTGGCGCTGACTGTGCTATTTTCCCACTCGCCTGACGTGCCGTTATAAACCAGCGCCTCGCCATTTGATGGGCTCGAGATGCTGACACCATTAAAGCTCTCAAGCCTAGTCGCTGTGATCTCTTGTAGGGAGCTCGTCCCAACCCAAACAAATGAGCGCGCCTCAGATGGCTCAACCGTGAAGCTTGTCACAGAGGAACCAGAGAGCAGACGTGCAGTAGGGCAGTTAATCACTGCTTGGCCTGTCGTCTGAGAATTAAAGAAACTAATAACACCACCAATTGCCGCGCTAGTGGCAGAGGGCAGGGTGATCGGGTTGGCTGGGCTGGCTAGGGCGATGTCATAGTGTTGCCTGCGGTTGTCAGCGATCTGGGTTAGAGTAGGCCCAAGACTGGCAATCTGAGTATTATAAAACAGAGTCCCATTTGGCAGATTAGTTAGCTGTGAGCCGTCAATAGCTGGGAGCTTGGCAGAGCCATCAAGCTGCACTACATTTCCCGCCAAGGTGCCCACGTCCTCAGCTGAGGCTGTGCCCAAGGTGGGCGTCCCGCTCAGGTCAGAGTAAGCGCCTGTAGTGGCCACAGTCGCGAGAGTCGGGGTGCCTGTCAGATCGCTATATGCACCGGTGCTCGCCACAGTCGCGAGCCCGGAGATATCAGCAGTCGAGAGAGTGACTG